CATACAGATGAACGGTATGTAGATAACAACACAGAATACACTGAGTGTTCTATATGTAATGGTAAAGCTATTCGAATGATTAGCACACCTACTATTTCATTAGAAGGATACTCAGGTAGCTTTCCAGGTGCAGCAGCCGCTTGGGAAAAAAAGCACAGAATGGCTGCTACCCCAAGAGATTAGCTACGATAGCCAAGTAACTAGTTCCTTTCCTAAAATGCTTATATGCACAGGAGACTTAATATGGCACAAGTGATAGATGAAGTTTTAATTAATGATTTAGAGACTGACTCATTAGATGATAATGATAACTCAGAACCTCTAGATACCTCAGCTAATAAACCAGACGAGGCTGTAGAAGATCTACCAGAGAAATACCGTAACAAATCACTAAAAGATATTATCGCAATGCACCAAGAAAGTGAAAAGCTTATTGGTAAACAAGGTAATGAAGTTGGTGAACTACGTCGAACAGTAGATGATTTTATTAAAACTCAAACTTCTAGAAACTTAAAGACAGATGTAGAACCAGAGCTTAGTGACGATGACTTTTACAGTGATCCAATACAAGCAACTAAACGGGCTATTGATGAACATCCAGCAATTAAGGATGCTAAACAACAAGCTATGGCTATGAAGCAAGCAGCTGTGCAAAATCAGATTGCTTCTAAATATCCTAACTTCCGTGAGATTGCTACAAGTGATGAATTTGGTAATTGGGTTAAAGCATCTAAAGTACGTTTAGAGTTATACAGTAGGGCTCAAGATGAATATGATTTTGATTCTGCTGATGAACTTCTTTCTACTTGGATTGAACGTCAAGAGTACACTAAGAAAGTAACTGATACTTCTAAATTAGACCGAGAGCAACAACTTAAATCGGCAGATATGGGAACATCAGGAGCTACTGAATCTACATCCAAAAAGAAATATCGTCGAAGCGATATTATTAAACTTATGCAAACCGATCCTGATCGATACGATAGTATGGCACCAGAAATTATGCAAGCCTATCGAGAGAACAGGGTAATATAAAAACAATTTAGAAAAGGATTTACAAAATGGCTTTAGGCTCAAATCACGTAACAAATACTACAGGCGCAACCTTCATTCCAGAAATTTGGAGTGATGAGATTATCGCTGCTTATAAGAAATCTCTTGTAGCAGCTAACCTATTTAAGAAAATGTCTTTCACTGGTAAGAAAGGTGATACTATCCATATCCCTTCTCCTACTCGTGGTGTAGCTTCTCTTAAAGCTGCTGAAACACAAGTAACTCTACAAGCAGCTACTGAAACAGAAGTAAACGTATTGGTAGATAAACACTACGAATACTCACGTTTAATTGAAGATATTACAGAAGTACAAGCTTTATCATCTCTTCGTCGTTTCTACACTGAAGATGCTGGTTATGCTTTATCTAAACAAGTTGATACTTCCTTGATCCAATTAGGTCGTACTTTCAACGGTGGTTCTGGTGTTACTTACGGTGGTGCTTACATCGGTGGTGATGGTACTACTGCTTACACATCAGGTTCAAGCAATGCTTCTGCATTAACTGATGCTGCTATCCGTCGTACAATCCAACGTTTAGATGACAACGATGTTCCTATGGATGGTCGTTTCTTCTTGATTCCTCCTTCAGCACGTAACACATTGATGGGTTTATCTCGCTACACTGAACAAGCCTTCGTTGGTGAAGTTGGTAATGGCAACACAATCCGCAATGGTGAAATCGGTAACTTGTATGGTATCCCTGTATTTGTATCAAGCAACTGTGATACTGCTACTGGTGGTGCTCGTATCGCTTTACTAGGTCACAAAGATGCTGCCGTGTTGGTTGAACAACAAGGTGTTCGTTCACAAACTCAATACAAACAAGAATACTTAGGTACTCTATACACTGCTGATACATTGTACGGTGTTAAAGAGCTACGTGATAACGCTTGCTTTGCATTAGCTGTTCCAGCCTAATAAGTAATTAGGTTTAAACCTCTTACCCACACGATTCTTAGGGTAGGGGGTTTTTGCATAATTATTTAACCACGGAGAATATCAAATGGCACAATTCAAATGTTTAGTATCAGGTACAATAGTTTCCTTTGAGCATGAGCATGATATTGTTGAGATGCATAAACATCCTCAGTACGAATTTGTAGAACCAAAAGCTCAAGCTAAAGCACCTGAAGGTTTAGTAAAAGAAAAACAAGTAGCAGTAAAATCAATCTTTAAGGACTAATTATGGCAATCTATCGTGGTGAAGGTGGTAGTGGGGATGCAACAGCAGATACCTCCAATACCTCTGCTATTGCTATTGCTGCTGCTCTAGATTCTCAGAATAGTGCCATAGCGTCAGCAGCTAGTGCTACTGCTGCTAGTGGTTCAGCTACTTCTGCTTCAGGTAGTGTAACTACTGCTGCTACTTCAGCAACTAATGCGGCTGCTAGTGCTGCAACAGCTACAACTAAAGCATCTGAAGCCTCTACAAGTGCTACCAATGCTGCTGCCTCAGCTTCTACTGCTACCACTCAGGCTACTAATGCTTCTTCTAGTGCTACTACTGCAACAACTCAAGCAACAACAGCTACCACACAAGCTGGTTTAGCAACCACTCAGGCAACTAATGCTGCTACATCAGCTACGGCAGCTAGTGATTCGGCTACCTCTGCGGCAACTCAAGCATCTAATGCAAGCACAAGTGCCACAGCAGCTTCAGGTTCAGCCACTACTGCATCAACACAAGCAAGTAATGCTTCTACGTCAGCAACTAATGCAGCTAGTTCAGCATCAGCGGCTTCTACAAGTGCAACCAATGCGGCATCAAGTGCTACAGCAGCTAGTGGGTCAGCTTCTACAGCATCCACTCAAGCAACTAACGCAGCAGCGTCAGCTTCTACAGCCACAACACAAGCCACTAATGCAGCATCATCCGCTTCAAGTGCCTCAACATCTGCTGCTACAGCTACAACACAAGCCACTAATGCTAGTTCTAGTGCAAGTGCTGCTGCTACCTCTGAAACTAATGCTACATCGTCTGCTTCAAGTGCTTCCACTTCAGCTACAAACGCAGCCAATTCAGCTACAACGGCTGCAAGCTTCACACCCAGTCAAACAGGTAACTCAGGTAAATTCCTTACTACTAATGGTACGGCTACCTCTTGGGGAACAGTAGATGCACTACCTTCTCAAACAGGTAATGCAGGTAAATATTTAACTACTGATGCTACTACAGCTTCTTGGGCAACTCTTAATGTAGACCCTAATGTCACAACTAAAGGGTTATACGAACATAGTAATACAATTTCTGCTAACTATGCTATAGCTGCTGGTAATAGTGCAATGTCCACAGGACCAATGACTGTTGCAAGTGGTGCTACAGTTACAGTTCCTAGTGGCTCAAGATGGGTAGTTTTATAAAGGAAATAATATGGCTTCAACGATAAATGCCTCAACTGCTGGTGTAGGTGGTGTAATTACCACAGCAGATAATACTGGTATCTTAAACATACAAAGCGGTGGCTCTACTAAGATTGCTGTGACATCAGCAGGTGTAGCGGTAACTGGGTTGAGCAAAGGCTCTTTGCCTACTGGTAGCGTGTTGCAAGTTGTACATAGTGCGTATGACACTAGAATATCAACAACAAGCTCTACTTTTAGTGATACAGGTATTACAGCAACAATTACTCCTACAAGTGCAACAAGTAAAATTCTAGTTATTGCTAATATCCCTTATGCATCAAGAGGTGGGGCAATAAACGCAATGTTAGGACTTAATTTGTGCAGAAACGGCACTCAAATAGAAATAGTTGTAGATTATGTTGGATATATAGGCGGAACATCTTATGAACTAGGATTTTCTACTGGTTTTTCTTACTATGATGCTCCAGCAAGTACTTCAGCATTAGTTTATAAAATACAATATAGAACATATAGCGGAACTACAATACTTCAAGAAAATAATACTCCATCAACCATAACTCTTATGGAGATAGCAGCATGATAGAAGCAATCTATAAACTATATCCACAAGTGGTTCGCACCGTTGGCGATGAAGCCTTTGATGTTGATGGCAACCAAGTCACATACGACCTAGCCTTAGTCCAAGCAGAACAAGCAGCAGAAACCAAGCGTCAAGAGGCACTAGCCTACCTAGCATCAACAGATTACATGATGACAGCAGACTACGACAAAGACACAACAGCAGTTCGTGCGTTAAGGGCTGAAGCTCGTAATGTAATAAGAGGAGTAATCTAAATGCCATTAGTCATCGCAGGTGCAACAAGCGGAAGTACGACAGTACAAGCCACAGACGCAGTCACGGCAACCATCACGTTACCAAGTGCTACCACAACATTAGCAGGAACGACCACACCTAGCTTTACGACAACCATCGGTGTCGGTGGTGCTACTCCAAGTGCATCAGGTGCAGGTATCACATTCCCTGCCACACAATCAGCCAGTACAAATGCTAATACGCTAGATGATTACGAAGAAGGTACTTGGACAGCGACTATGGGAACAAGTACATCAGGAACAATCACTATTGGTACAGCAAATCAAGGATTTTATACAAAAGTAGGCAGGGTAGTAACTGTATGTGGGCAATTTAACGTAGCTTCAGTTTCATCACCAGTTGGTGAATGGCAAATTTTAGGACTGCCATTTCCAAATATAAATGCAGTTGGTACATCTGAAAATTATTGTTCAGTGTCAATATTTGCAGATGGTTTAGCTGCAACTGCTATTACAGCTATTGAAGGATATATTGCAGGAAATGCCTCTACAAGAATTAGAATGGGGAAATTCTCAGCAGGGGCATTTTCTGGTTGCGCCCCTAGTGTTCAAGCTGGTTCATACTGTTTTATAACTGTAACATATTTTACAACAACTTAACTACACCATATTAGTGTAGTCGGACACAAAGGAGAAACACAAATGGCATTAACAGAAACTAAAACAATTGACCAAATCACAGTCACGGAGAACGGCACTATCCTCTACCGTGAGGCTACTCGTATATTAAAAGATGGTGAGCAGATAGCACAAACATACCACCGCACTAGCCTAGCCCCAGCAAGTGATTTAACAGACGTACCAGCTAACGTAGTGGCAATTGCTAACGTAGCTTGGACAACAGATGTAGTAACAGCTTATCAAGAACAGGTAGCGAAAGTAGGAGTTTAATATGGCAATCGAGCTGAATGGCACAACGGGAATCACCACTCCAGGTCTTACCAACACAGGTACAGAGACCATCGTAAACCTCACCACAACAGGCAACACTATACTCGGTGACGCAAGCACAGACACACTAAATGTAGGCAATGGTGGTCTGATTAAAGACGCATCAGGCAACCTAGGTTTAGGTGTAACTCCTAGTGCTTGGGGTAGCAATATAAGTAAAGTAGTAGAAATGGCTAACGGTGTTTCATTAGCAGCGTTTCAAACTGCTGGGATTGCCTCGTCTTATTTAACAACCAATGCTTACAATGATGGCACTAACTGGAGATACAAGGTAGGTTTTGCTTCATCTCAATATCAACAAGTAGGTAACTCACACATTTGGTTTAACGCCCCATCAGGCACAGCAGGTAACGCTATTACTTGGACCCAAGCAATGACACTAGATGCTAGTGGGAATTTATTAGTGGGTGGTACAACTTTATATAACTCTGCGGCAGGTCGTGGAAACGCAATAATAGAGGGTTCATCAACAGCTATATTCCAATTTGGACTTGGCGGAACGCTTGGTGGGTATATTTACCACGACGGTACTGTTATGGATATTCGCAATGCCAAGAATGGACCGCTGACATTTGCCACAAATGGCACAAATCGTATGACACTAGATGCTAGTGGGAATTTGTTGGTGGGGGCTACAAGTGCAATATTAGGAGGTCAGCTCACGATTGCTCAACGATCTGGATCAACTTCTCCAATCACCTGTGATCTTTATTACGCTTCTACAAAGGCAATTAAATTTGGTTGGTACGGGGGAGAAATTGGCTCTATTTCCGTGAACGCTGGCGGCACTGCTATCGCGTACAACACTTCGTCAGACTACCGCCTGAAGAACACCATTGAACCAATGGTCGGTGCATTGGCTAAGGTCGCCGCACTCAAGCCATGCACCTACAAGTGGAACGCTGACGGGTCTGATGGTGAAGGTTTTATTGCACACGAACTTGCTGAAGTTATACCAAACTCTGTTGCAGGTGAAAAAGATGCTACAGAAGAGCAAGAATACGAAATCAGCCCAGCTATACCTGCTGTACTAGACGAGGAAGGCAATGTTGTTACAGAAGAAGTACCAGCAGTAATGGGTACTCGTACAGTTCCAGTTTACCAAGGCATAGATACATCATTCCTAGTAGCTACATTAACCGCTGCAATCCAAGAACAACAAGCAATGATAGACGAATTAAAGGCTAAAGTGGCTGCCTTAGAAGCTGCTTAAATTTAATAGGAGAACATAATGGCTGAAACCAAAAAAACCACCATTACGCTTGACAATGTAGACTACGTTTTTGAAGACATGACACCGCAGCAACAAGCGATGGTCAATCACATATCTGACTTAGACCGTAAGATAGGCACAAGTCAGTTTAATCTAGACCAATTGAATGTCGGCAAGTCTGCATTTGTAAACTTGCTTAAAGAGTCTTTAACTGCACCTAAAGAGGAATAATATGGAAGCCCTGATAGCGAAAGTAAACGCAGTCTTAGCTAAACTATACCCATCAATTCTTGCAGGGAAAGTGCCTGTGGATAAATTTATGCACTTTATATGTGGTCTAGTCATAGCAGCATTGCTTACACCGTTTATTGGGGCTTACTCCATTGCAGTAGTGGCTATTGTTGCGCTACTTAAAGAGATATACGATGCCCGTCACCCTGACAAACACACAGCGGACATTTGGGATTGGGTGGCTACGAGTTTGGGTGGTGTTTTAGGTTATACCCTTATCTCATATATAATTTAATAAAAGAAAGAAATACTAATGATAAATATAGACCCAGTTGAATATGGCAAACTAATCTCAAAGGTTGATTCCCTTGAGAAAAAGATTGACAAGATGGAAAGTGCACTTGAGGAACTACTTGCCTTAGCTAACAAAGGTCGAGGTGGCTTTTGGGCTGGTATGATGATAGCTTCTCTAGTAGGGGCTGTTATATCTTATATTTCTAGGTACATTGTAGGACACTAGATGCAATTAACACCTCACTTCTCTCTTGCTGAACTTACTACAACTAATACTAAAATAGATAATACACCATCTAAAGAAGTAATAGAAGTACTTCGCACAACTGCTTTCTATATGGAGAAAGTAAGAGAGATACTAGGCAATGTGGCTATCACTATCAATAGTGGCTACCGCAGTCCTGATGTTAATCGTCAAGTAGGGGGCACTAGCAACTCGTCACACACTTATGGGTATGCTGTAGACTTCACAGCCTATGGTCATACTCCACTTACTATATCTAATATCTTAAGTAAAAGTAATCTTAAATTTGACCAACTAATTTATGAGAAGACTTGGGTACATATATCTTTTGACCCTCGTATGCGTGGTGAACTTCTAACACTCAAATCTAAAGGTAAATATGTAAAGGGGATTGTATAATGTGGTCTGTCTTATTTCCAGCTCTACTGCCAGCTTTAACAGATGGTGTTCGTGGTATCTTTGCTAAGTTTACAAAAGGAGCAGGGGGTAATCCTGTCAATGTAGCTGAACGCATACAACTCATGCAAGCAGAGACAGCTCGTTTACAAGCACTAGCAGAGATAGATAAACCAGCAGGTGAACCATCCTTGTGGGTAAATAACTTAAGGTCTAGCTTTAGGTATATTGCAATTATCATTATTTGGTTAGCTACAGTAAGTGCAGTATTTACTCCTTCAGTTGCTGAACCTATTACTCTAATTCTATTAGATTTAAGTGGAGCTTGTATGAGCTTCGTTATCGGTGAACGTATGTATTTAACTTTAAGGAAATAATTATGCCAATCAAAAAAGGACAAGAAACTTTTGCTGGGTATAATAAACCTAAACGTACTCCAGGTCATCCAACTAAATCTCATGCTGTATTAGCAAAAGAAGGAGATAAAGAGAAACTAATTCGCTTTGGTCAACAAGGTGTTAGTGGTGCTGGATCTAATCCTAGTACTCCTGCTGAGAAAACTAGACAAAAGTCATTCAAAGCTCGTCACGCATCTAACATTGCTAAGGGTAAAATGTCTGCAGCATACTGGGCAGATAAAGTCAAGTGGTAATAAATACCTTGACAAACAAAGTCTATTGTGGTATAATTGTATTATAATTAAGGGATTTTAAATTGACATACTTAGAATGTGTAAATAGAGTTTTAAGACGACTTCGTGAGAACGAAGTTACTACTGTCAATGAAACTCCATACTCCAAACTGATTGGAGATTTAGTTAATGTGGTGAAAGTAGAGATAGAGGATGCTTGGGACTGGTCAGTCTTACGCACAACTCTTTCTGCTACTACTACTGATTCTTTATTTAACTATGTGTTAGTAGACTCAGGAACTCGTTTCCGTATACTAGATGTAGTGAATGATACAGATGACTTCTTTATGGAACAACGTAGTGGTCGTTGGTTCGATCAACAGTTCCTCATGTCCACTGTTCAACATTCTTCTCCTTTATACTACAATATTAACGGTGTAGATAGTAATGGTGATAGTCAGATAGATATATTCCCTATTCCTGATGGTGTGTATAACATTCGTGTGAACGTTGTATTACCTCAACAAGAATTAGTAGCAGACTCTACTCGTATTCTAATTCCAGGTAATCTACTAGTAGAGGGTGTACTTGCTCGTGCTATTAGTGAACGTGGTGAAGATGGTGGTTCAATAGAACAAGAAGAACGTTATCGTTCTCTTGCTGCAGATATGATTGCAATTGAGGCAGCCCATAGACCAGATGAGACTACTTGGAGAGCTTGCTAAATGGCGGGTGCTTTAAAAGCTCTTAGTAATGCTTCACTTGGTTTCTTAGGTTTAAATACCCAAGAGAGTGGTGTTACTCTTGAAAGTGGATATGCAACTAAAGCCATTAACTGTATCATAGATAAGTTTGGTCGTTTAGGTAGCCGTAGGGGTTGGACACCAGTTACTACAAGTAGGGGTACTTTAGGTTCTACTACTTATCTAGAATCTTTATTTGAGTTTATTGATATAGACTTAACAGCCACTATTCTTTCTTGTGGTGGTGGTAAGATGTATAGTGGTTCTACCACACTTACAGAACTCCCAGTTAAACAAGCAGACCAAACAACTAATCTTACAATTACTTTTACTGGTAATAGGTGGCAATTCTCACAACTAGCTGAAGGTGCTGGTTATGGTAATACAATGTATGGATTTGCCGCACAAACAGGTAATCCTCTCCTTGTCTATCGTAAGAAAAATCATACTGATACTTATATATGGCAACGAATAGGTGATTATGGACATAAACCAGCAAGTGTAACTACTTTTGACCCTGACTGTACTCATACTGCCTTTGGTCGTCATTGGGTGGCAGGTGTAACAGGT